AAAATGATGGGATTTTCTTCATGATGATGTTGTATAGGCGATCTGTGTGATTTGACCTAATGCAGTCGGTAACGCCTAACTCCCAGAGAAGTTCTACGCATCTGTCTCTGTCATCGCCAAGAGTCTGCTCATAAGCGCCCGGGGTTCCATCTGACCACTTGCTTATAGTTTGGAAGTCGATCTCATCACCAATGGTGACCGTTTGATCTGGCTTAAATGTTTGTAAGAATTTTGCTATGTTGCGTGTTAGGTGTACATCTTCGAAGGGAACTTGTAAATCACTTAGAATTACAATTTTCTTCATTAGGTTTAATCCTCATCCTCGTCATCGTAGTCGCCAAAGCGCTCTGGATCGATAGGGTCTGGCAATATCCAAGCTGGATATGCTGATGGCTCGACAATCACTGCTAACGCTAGATCAACTTCAAAGCCTGCTCTACGCAATGCTCGATACATCTCTTGAAGGCTGATAGCCCAAGTGTCAAGAGCGTTGTAAGTCTCTAGGTCAATAACCTTTTTTCTCGCCATGTGCTAATTGTCACTTCTCTAGTATGCGAAGAATGGTTTCGACACGCGCCTCAAGTAAGTTAATCTGGTCGCGCATTGAACTGCCACCATTATTTTTGAGTTCGCTTAAATAGTGCTTTACTAACCACCGCACCGAGCCAATAAACGAACCAATAACGGTCGTAGCAGCAACAGCAATTGCCGCCATGTCCTGCGCAGTCATTATCTTTTTGGTGTTGCATATCCAAATATGCCTGACAGTACTGACCACAAAATGGCACGGTAATCGATATCAAAGTTAGTGGCAGACCATGCAGCTAAGAATGCTCCTGCTGCAAGGAATAGTGGGTTCTTTAGTTTCATGCTTTGCCTCCTAGAAGTGGGATTTGAAAAAACGAACGATCTTCATCGCCAGCTTTTGTGAAGCTGATGTGAATGTGCGATATGTGCGGGTTTGTACCCCTGTACTTGACCCAGCGCCAAAGCGTTCTCTTGCTCGCAATTCGCTTATTAAAAATGACATATGCAATTCGCTTATCTGTTTTGGCGTAAGCTCGTATCTGATCGGCAAGGTAATGAGCTGTGGCATCTTTCCCATCGAGAGAAGCATCGAGATCGAAAGCACGGACGAACCCTGTAGTAGGGCAAGCGTTGTGATCGCTTTTTTTGGTTGAGTGCCGTGCATCACCATAGGTTCCGTCAGAACGACGGTCTCTGTCAGGATAAGCATCGTCTGCCTGCTCTCTAAACTGGATTACAGATTTACTAAGTCGAGCTTTCATCCAAGTATTAAAGCTGCTTCATCGGCTGTTAAACCTAAGCGATCAAGTATTGCTTTGCGAGCAGTTGCCTTTGCTTCTGCTTCTGCATTCTTAGCCGCATCTGCCGCTTTATCTGCCTCATATTGTGCAAATTCTTCTTCAGTCATTTCACGATCAATGACTTCATCTGTCTGTGTGTTATGGATTCTAACCATTGGACGAGTTGTTGTTTTAGGCATTATTTAACTCCATAAAGTAGAACGGTTCCAGTTGAAAGATTGCCACCAGAGTTTGAAAAAACAAGTGAAGAAACTGCGGTATTTGTATTTACAAAACCGTGTTGAAAACCACCAACATACTCGCCTATTTCCTGCGCGTAGTAACCACCAAAAATAGACCAAGATTTTTTTGCGCTTGCGCTTGCGTAATTGTCAATTGTAACTGTCCAAGCATTGTTGGCAATTGTGCGCTCTGTTCTTATAGAATTACCAGTAAAGGCAATGTATCCGTCTTGGGTTGTGTCAATTGCACTGTTACTAAATTGACCACCCCGTGCGGAAATGTTTGTAGTTCCATTTGGTGCAATTCTAAAGACGCCATGGTTTGTTGCATTTGTAACACCATGAACATAAGCAACAAGCCTATTATAAGTTTGGTCAATGCTTGAAATTGTTGTGGTTGCACCTGAAAGCGTTGTAGTTGATAACAAGGTCATTCCACCTGCTGAAATAGTTTGCCAAGCAGGAACCCCACCAGTAACGGTTAAAACCTGTCCAGTTGTACCAACGGCAAGACGGGTGTTTGTGTTAGCAGTTGCAGAACGATATTCAATGTCTCCAAGAGTTGTTGAAGGATTGAGTGCTTTTGTGGTGGTGTCAATAGATGAACCAAGGGTGCGGATAGCCGCCGCGCCATCTTTGACTAGGTCAGTATCATTAGGGGTAGTCCACCCATAATTGGTTGTCGTTGCCATCTATTCTCCTTGATTAGGCTACTATTGTAGCGTTATTCCAGTCCAAAGTCGGACTTATTGTGTTCCATGATTCCGTAATTGGTACATTGTTCCATCTAAACGCTTGCAAGCTGAAAGCCACAGGCGAGACGATTACAGTTAGATCAAGAGCGTTGAATCGGCTAGTCCAAGTCCAGCCTTCAACAAAGCCTTGGTAGCGACCGTCTGCGATATTGGCTGGCAAGTCCTCAATGTCAAGAGGTAAGCCCATAAATATATTAAGAGCCTGATCGCGTGATACATCTGGGATATTAGGGTTAGTCAATGGAAAGGTTATAGCCTTGAATTGGTCTTGGGGATAAGCCCTAATTGCTAAATAAAAGGCTGCTTGATCTTCTGCATCGGCTTTGAGTTCAATGCTTGTTAAAATGTTTTGTGCTTGGTAGCCGTAAGTCGCAATAGATGCAGCATCGGATGCAGTTTCTTGTTGACTATTTTTATAGGTAATTGTGACTTCATTGCGTAGATCACCCAAGCGCCTTGATGTGGCAATACCAGAAGCATAAGCCCAGCCTGCATCGACATAGGCATAACCATTAGCTGCTAGGTATTCACCGCGATGAGTGCTGTCTGCATATCCGATACGCCCGGCACTATCCTCGTAAATGTATCCAAGCCCTGAACGAGCTAATCCTGCAACAAGGCTATAAACATCTGTGGTGCTAGCAGATCGAGCAGTAAGTTCATAATCCCCGGGCTGATCAATCTCACCTAATCCAGAGTTCTCAGCATTAGCCCAAGTGGTTGTTGCATTATAAGCAGCCCATGTTTCTGCTGCTGGAACTTGATTCCATTGGTTAAACAAAAGAGCAGATAAAATTGAATAAATCTGGTCCCCATCATTAGCTTTAACCAATACGCCTTCAGTTAAGGTTTTAGGCAGTTTAGATAAAGCCCCTAATGCTGTGACGGTAATAGCCTGTGTAATGGCTGGCTCGCCTGTTCTAACCGTTACATCGATATCTGTGACATCTCCGCCAAAGATAGGAACATAAGTGCCAGTTGAATCTTTGACCTTAATAACTACTGAATCATTAACATCAAATCCTGTAGCAGCTTGATTTAAGTTCAAAATGGTAAAACGGCCATAGCCTGCAACAGGCTGAGAATAGATGTCTGAGCGCCCTGAAGTGATAGTTAAATCAGCAATGGTTAGATCAGTAACATCTCCAAGCCCATTGACCTCAACTGCATATTCTGGAGTCCATACTGTCATGCAAACGCACCAGCACCAAGAGTTCCACGATAAGAAGATTGGTTAAGAACGCTGACAATCTGTCGAGCTGTTGACTCTGAATCGATGGCTCCATTAACTGTAATGTTGTTAACTGTTCCGCCTGATGACAAACTTGAATTATTCATTCTTGGAACACCTAAGCCTGAAGTGCCAGGAACGGTTCCTGGTATTTGGGAAAGGTAAGGAGTATCCTTGCCTGGCAATAAGAAGTTCTTGGCTCTGATTGCCTGATTAGCCATTTCAATAATCAAAGCAGTAATCTCTTTAATAACCGTCACAATACCATTGGCAACACTAGCAACTGCTTTTAATACTGTAATAAATCCTTGCATTGATGATTTTCCGTCTGTGCTTACCAGACCAAATAATTCTCCAAAATTTTTGGCAAGGTCTCTTATGATTTCTCCTAATTCAAATGCGGATTCTTGGTTATCTGTGAACCCTTCATTTAGTGATCCACTTCCAGTTAAGCCTGCTATAAATGCTTCAAGGGTTGGCAAAATGTTTTCTACTATGTAATCAACAAAGGATGTCAAAGTTGGCAATAAAGCAAAGCCAATAGTTTCTTTTGCTTCATCCATAGAGATACGAAGACGAGCCATTTTGCCTTCAAAAGTGTCTGCTTGAATACTAGCTTGATTGGCAAAAGTATTTGCTAGGGCTTTAGTCACTTCGTCAAATGACATAGTTTTAAGCTCGGCTGCTGAGATTCCTATACCCAAACGACCCAAAGAGCTTGTATTGCCCTCATATGCCCTGCCAAGGGCATTAGAAACGGCTTCAAGTGACTTGCCTGAACCTGCTGAAATATCAAGAGCCAAAGATTGAAGTTCTTGAGCCTTAGTAACATCTTTGGTTGATCTAGCCAAACGCTCTAAGCTTGGGCGTAACTGGTCATCTGTTACACCAAAAGCAATCGATGTTTGTGTAATATATTTTTCAGTTTGTGCTACAGCTTCATTGGTTGCGCCTGCAACATTTTTTAATGTAGCCGCTAATTTAGCCTGAGCCTTTTCATCTTCTATTGCTGACTTAACGCCATCGACAAGCAACTTTCCAGCATAGACGGCAGCAGCAGCACCGGCAG